TGCCAAGCATCTGGGTAATATGCATGACACCCTACATTATATGAAAGAACAGGGAGTGTTTAAGTAATGGGAATGTTTGATGAAATTAAAAATAGTTATAAACCTCTAGGTATAGAATTTCAGGGAGTATTACAGACAAAAGATCTCGATGGTCTAATGGACTGGTATTACCTTGATCCATCTGGACAATTATATTTGGTGGACTATTCCGGAACTCAAAATTTTACTTCTAATGAATCGGGTAAGTTTCCTCTATTATTATATACTCCCAATGGAAATCATGGAACAGTAAGAGCTTGCACTCTTACAGATACTGTGGTAGTATATCCAGGCAAATGGAAAGGAAATTTTCAAGAACTACCTGAGGCATGTATTCATTTTGTTGATGGTATGGTTCAAGACTATTATCATGGAAAACATTTTCAAATTGGCAGTACAGGTCGCAAAGCAATCCCCCTCAAAAAAGAAGGTGGGATGTGTTCTACTAAAAAAGAACAAGGTAATTGCAACTGCCGTAAATCTTGAAACTAAAACTCATCCTGTTCAGGCATTTTGGGCAGAAAAAGTAGGTCGTCCTGAAAAAATCTTTCTTCATGCAGAACTTAGTGCTTTGATTAAAGCAAAAGATAAGGCAGATAAGATTGTGGTTGCAAGACTTGGAGGATTGAGTTATACTGAACTGAGAATGTCTAAACCATGTCCTGTCTGCTCTGCATATCTTCGTGAATGTGGAGTTGAGCATATCTATTATAGTGTTACCAACAACAAATTTACTTACGAATATTGGGAGAATGATTAATGGAAGATTTTTATGTTTACTCAAAAGATGACTGTGTTTTTTGTAAACAAATGCGTCAAGTTTTTATATTGAAAAAGATTTCATATACAGAAATGAAACTGGGAAAAGACTTTGATCTAGAAACCTTTAAAACAAGATTTGAAAACACAAAATCTAAATCCTTTCCACAAATCTTTCATGGGGAAACCCATATTGGAGGATTTACCGACACAATCAAATATCTGAGAGAAGAAAAAATCATCTAAATAATTGCAATCATTAAAGGAGGTTGATTCATTATACTTTTAGGATGAGTAGTTTATAAAAAGGACAAAAAATGATAGCAGTAATTTTAACATTCGCTGCCCTATTTTCAATAGGAGCACTGATAATTGGATTCATGGCAGGTTGGTTTGCTAATGCGTATTACACGGATTATATTGAACAAATGACTACTCCAAAACTCCACCCGGAAATGTATGATGAAGAAGGTAATTTGATACATTCACAATTACTTTCGGTTCGTTTTGAAAACGAATCTATACTTGATTTCTTTGAAGATGAAGACGACTAATTTATTTTATTAACTATGACTAAAAAATTACCAAGCAACCCCTTAATTAGTGAAGTGCTACAAGCTACTTCTAGTGCAAAGACTAAAAAAGAAAAAATCCAAATCTTACAAGATTACAGAAATGATGCACTATTATCGATTCTGATTTGGAATTTTGATGATACTGCGAAGAGTGCTCTACCTGAAGGTAATGTTCCTTACACACCTTCAGAAGCACCAGCAGGAACTAACTATCATACTCGATTAGTAGTTGAGCATAAGAAATTGTTTCACTTCATTCAAGGTGCTTCAGATTTAAATCAAAATCGTAGAGAAATGTTGTTTATCAACATGCTAGAGTCTCTTCATGCTGATGAGGCAGAACTACTAGTTCTTACAAAAGATGGAAAACTTTCCACTAAGTATAGAATTACTCTACCAACTGTTAAAGAAGCATTTCCAGAAGTTGCTTGGGGGAATAGGGGTTAGAATGTTGGTATTATTTTCTGATTGCGATCCTTCTCAGGCAAACGACAAAGGTCTTCCAACTAATGCATACTTAATTGAATATATTCAAGATGAAGTAACTCATTTTGATATCATGATGTCCAGTAAAAAATCGGACATTTTTGATCATTACTATGACAAATATAAAAAGGATCTAATAAACATCACTCAAACTGAAGGTAGGGTTCGTCCCAACCTTTATGGTGAGAGTAAAAAGAAAAAGGGAAAGTGATTTCCTAAAATGGGGGCAAAAAATTCTCCAAAATTTTTGCCCCAAAAGGTCAATTACAAAACTGTATTACACAATACATCAGTTCTTGACTAAATATATCAGATGGTCTATAATAGACCTGACGTTCATCCCTTAGGGGACGCAAGTAAGTCGCGGAACGGAGTCGTTCATCCCATGTTTGAAATACTTTTGTATTCAACTCTCACTTGTTCTCAAACTGATGCAATTATATTGCGGATGCAAAAGAACGAAAACCTTTCCTCTGAATTTAAAGTGGAATTGATTGAGGTCATGAAGGAGTCAAATCCTGAGTGTTATTGGGACGCAAACGACTGAAGGAACGGGAAAACACGGATCCTCGGAAACGAGAGAAGGTTAATTTTCACCCAACTTCAGGAGTAACTACAATGAACACACTTAATCTCATTCGTAAGCAGATCAACAAAGCTGCTGCTCTTCACAACGCACAAATTAGTCACACCTCATATCGTGGTGTTGAATATGATACACGTTGTGTAGAATCAACCGAATCCCATGGTACATTTTGCTATCGAGGTCAATCGTATGCTAAGTGATTATAATCCTTAAGGATTATAAAAACTATGAATTTAACAAGAGGTCTTGACGACCTCTTTTTTTATTGCTATAATGACTTTGTAATGACCCTAAACCATGTACGAAGAACTTAATTGCTTTGAAGAAGCACTCAAACATTTTGGAACGAGAGTTGAGGTTATCACTGCTATGGAAATGGCAAAGAAACTATCACCTGAAGATGCGTATCGGATGATTAAGGATGAACTCAAGGAAGTGAAAAAATGTCGTAAGCAATTCAAAACTGAAAAGAGTTGCTGATATGCCTACTAAAGAAAAACTGTTCCCCTACGAAACATTCTCTGTTAGACTTGAGTATAAGGAAAGACGAGATACTAAAATTTGTTGGTTTCAATGTTTCGATCACTTTCAAAAATATATGCTAAGATATGGGTTAAATCCTAAAGATTGCAAGATAGATTTTGCTCCTGGAACTGATATCAATATCCGTAAGATATCAAGGGGGCAGTCAGGAAAAGACTACAAAACTAAAAAATTATTTTCTAACTTGGAGACATTCTTTGATGAAAACCGATCAAAAAGAACGACTAAAACTAATCGTAAAAAATCTTAAACTACTCATAGAAAGTCTTGAATTTGAGATGTTTTCTGATGTGGATGATTGTTTACCAAGTAACTCAGAAAATTTTGATGATGAGATTACTGGACATCCGATAGAAAGTGATTTTGAGGAAATGTTCGATGACTGGGAGTATGATTGGTCCGATACGCAGATGGAATATAAAAAGACAAATGACAATGAGGGTAATCAATTGTGAAAAGGGAATATAAAAGAGTATTAGATTACATTAAACATGCACTTGCACATCCTCACCTTTATGAGGAAAGTGAGTTAGAATATCTTCGTAAAACGAAGAAAGAAATGAAATCCCAAATGAAGTACAAAAGAATTTTTGGAGAATGACTGTAAGATTAATTCAAGCAACACCTAATCCCGAAGAGAACATGGCATATGTTGCCCGTGTTTCTAACCCCAATAACCAAGAGAATCCTAACTATGCAGGATTGTTGAGGTATTGCATCAAACATAACCATTGGAGTGTGTTTGAGCAAGCATATATGACTCTTGAGATTGAGACTAATCGTGGAATCGCAGCTCAGATATTACGTCATAGGAGTTTCACATTTCAAGAATTTTCTCAACGATATGCTGATAGTTCTATGCTAGCAGAACATATTCCTATTCCAGAATTGCGTCGTCAGGATAAAAAGAATCGTCAGAATTCTACTGATGATTTGAATGCTTTTCATAAGCAAGAGTTTGAAATTGCTATTCAAAGACACTTTGCTTCTGCTATGGATCTATATCAAACTATGCTTGATCATGGTGTGGCAAAGGAATGTGCTCGTTTTGTGCTTCCCCTTGCCGTACCAACCAAAATCTACATGACAGGATCGTGCCGTTCATGGATCCATTATATACAATTGCGTTCTTCCAATGGAACTCAAAAAGAGCATATGGATATTGCACTTGCATGTAGAGATGTTTTTTGTGAACAGTATCCTACTGTTGCAGAAGCACTTGAGTGGTCTAAATAATTTCATACACTATTTTTCAATATGGCAACTTATCCTGTATTCAATAATACAACCGGTGAACAAAAAGAAGTGAAAATGAGCGTTCATGCATGGGATCAGTGGTGTTCAGATAATCCAGACTGGTCCCGAGACTATTCCGACCCATCAACAATGCCCGGTGTGGGTGAGGTTGGTGAGTGGAGGGATAAGCTCATCGCAAAAAATCCTGGATGGAACACTGTCCTGGAGAATGCATCAAAAGTCCGAGGTTCTAAAGTAAGAAAGATTTAATCTATGCCAAGAAATAGAAAGAACGGAAGCAACTCTCCTATTGGAGTTGGAATGACTGCTAAACAGATGAGAAGAAGGAGACCCATCAATGCAGATTTGATGGTTGATATCAATCCACTTACTGATAATCAACAAAAGTTTTTCGATTCTTATAAAAAAGGACAAAATCTGTTTGCATATGGGTGTGCTGGTACAGGTAAAACGTTTATCGCACTATATCTTGCATTAAAAGAAGTTCTTGATGATAAGACACCTTACGATAAAATTTATATTGTAAGGTCTCTCGTTTCCACAAGAGAAATTGGTTTTCTTCCTGGAGATCATGAAGATAAAGCAGCACTTTATCAGATTCCATATAAAAATATGGTCAAATACATGTTTGAGATGTCTACAGACTCAGACTTTGAACTTCTGTATGGTAATCTAAAAGCACAAGAAACAATTAGTTTCTGGTCTACATCTTTCATCCGTGGCACAACTCTCGATAATGCAATTGTCATTGTTGATGAATGTCAAAACTTGAATTTTCACGAACTTGATAGTATAATTACAAGGATAGGTGATGATTCTAAAATTTGTTTCTGTGGTGATGCCACACAAACAGATCTAACCAAAACTTATGAAAAGAATGGTATTCTTGATTTTAAGAAAATCCTTCATTCAATGAACGAGTTTGACATTGTTGAATTTGGTCTTGATGATATTGTACGTTCTGGTCTAGTTAAGTCTTACCTATTTGCCAAAAATGAATTACAATTATAATGTTTGAACATGTTGAAATAGATCTCCGTCCTCTTGAAAGAGAAACTATTGACGGAGTTCGTTATTATAAAATTCCCGAAGGAGATGCACTCCTTAAATTAGTTTCTATTACTTCAGTAATTAGTCACTATAATAAGGAGTTCTTTGCTAAGTGGAGAAAAAGGGTTGGTGAAGACGAAGCCAATAAAATTACTAGAAAGGCAACTAGTAGAGGGACGGACTTCCATACTCTCGCAGAACATCTTCTTAATAACGATGAACTTCCAAATGGGTCTGTTCAACCACTTTCAGAATTTTTATATCTGATTGCAAAGGATGAACTAAACAACATCAACAATATTCGAGGTCTTGAAAAAGCACTTTATAGTAAAGAGTTAGGTATTGCAGGCACAGTAGATTGTATTGCAGAATACAATGGAGAACTTGCAATTATTGACTTTAAGACTAGTAAAAAGGCAAAACCAAGAGAATGGATAGACGGGTATTTTGTACAATGTGCAGCATATGCTTGCATGTTATATGAAATGACTGGTATAATTGTAAAGAAATTCGTCATCATTATGGCATGTGAAGACGGAGATTGTGTTGTTTATGAAGAATACAATAAAGCAACATATATCAAAAAACTTATTCAGTATGAAGCAAACATTTGAAGAGATTTCCTCAGAGAGATTTATTTCCCCCGCAAAATTTTCAGAAGAGATTGAAAACACCGTAAAACGAAATCCAGAGTTCAACTATATCGAAGCAATCGTATCTTTCTGTGAAGAGAAGGGTATTGAAATTGATGCTATCTCCAAACTAATCACAAAACCTCTGAAAGAAAAAATCAAGAGGGATGCGATTGAACTAAATTACATGAAAAAAACATCAAGAGCAAAATTGCCTTTATGAAAGTGACTCCCTTTGAAGTTTATCAAACATACTTGTCATTTAAAAATCATTTTACCAGAGAAAAGTATGATTACTTTAAATACTCTGGTAAAACTAATGCATCTATCACCTCTTTCAACAAACGCCGTGATAGATACTTCTTTGAAAAAATGTCTCGACAAAAAAGTGACATTGAAATAAAAGAATATTTTCTCTCAAACTTTATTACTGAAGATTCATCTAAAATTTGGATTAGAGAAATTATTCAAAATGGTGAGTGTAAATATACTGATTGGAAAAAGAAAAGTCAATCATTATCATATCTTTTTAGTGAAGAAGTTTCTTCTATTTTCACACAAAAAAACTTTGATTCTATATTCTCAACTTCAAAGGGACATCCAATTATTCTTAAGAAATATTTGGGAGGAAAGATGTCCATCGAGACCTTAGTTATCTTGGAAAAGATTCTAAAATTCCGGAAAAGATTTGATTCTAAATTACAAGATCCGGTATGGTTATCCGTAAGTCTAATTTTAAGGAAGTACGAACCCTTTCTAAATATTGATGTTAGTAAATACAAAACAATATTAAAGGAGATAGTTACTAATGGGTAGTTTTTTCAATTCAGAAATAGTTAATACAGAAATTGAAAGAATTGCAGATCTGCAGATAGTTCTTCGTCGCAAACTTCCAGAATTTCAGGAACTTGATAAAGAAGAAAAGTTAGAACTCATCACTCTAATAGAAGAACTTATAGATAAACAAAAGATTTTATATACTCGATTATCTTTATCCGATGATCCGGAAGCAGTAGAGATGAAAAAAAATCTTGACTTTCAAAAAACTATGTTAGGTGTGCCAGAAGATGTTTCACCTAACCAAATTTTTGACCAAATGAGAACTGTAATTGATAAGTATCTAGACTTTATTGATAGAGAATGATAGGGATAGAAACCCCTATAAAAGTTCTATTCACACTATCAGGAGAAACAGATGGCAAACTCACCAGTCGATAAAAGCAAAGAATTTGTTAAGTCTGGGATGACCCTGATTACTGACCAAGCATCAGATCGACACTTAAAACAGGTCAAGAAAAAAACCAAATAAATATGAGGACGGTGCTGAAAAACCATTGACAGCACCGTCCTTTTTTGCTATACTATCCAAGTAATCCAATTAACACAGGCCAAATCCAAATGTCTTTTTCCGATTTAAAGAAACAATCCAAACTCGGCTCACTCACTCAAAAACTGGTGAAGGAAGTCGAAAAACTAAACAGCAATCCAAATACTGATGACCGTCTCTGGAAACCTCAGGTTGACAAATCTGGTAACGGTTATTCCGTCATTCGTTTCCT